TATAAAAGTATTGTGGGCATAACTATCATTATACCACTGCTTATGATATACTAAATACATGAATAACTGTACAAACTGTGGCCACGATCTCGTAAACATCGTTTATGGCATGCCTGGACCAAAACTAATTGAAATGGCTAAGTCTGAGGATGTAGCCCTTGGTGGATGCCTAGCAGAACCAGGAAAGCCTACGCTATATTGCTATGGCTGCAATGAAGCCTTCTAGTAATTAAATTACTGATAATCTATTTAAAGTATTGTATAGCTGATAGCACTCAGATAAGTCGTAGTTAGACAACATTGACCTTATCTCAGTATGCCTTGGCAATCCTTTACTGGATGGTAGGAAGCTCCAGTCAGAGTTCTCAACCAGGTTAACCTGATACGGTTCATTAGACACAATATCAATGTTAAACTTTTTAGATATTCTCAGCATCTCATTTTCTGGGTCCGATGATAGTCTGTCGCACTCTATTATTATCGCTGCCTTATCGATCAAAAATCTAGATGCCTCGGTATATTCCTTTATTTCTTTTACTATGGAGTTTTCATCTACGACATAGTCTTCGTAATAATATTCTTGCATCGCAATACAAGAGGATATTGATTCTATAGGATCTCTTACTATACCTATTATGCTATAGTTCTTCTTTTTTCTGTAGACATGGTCACGTGCTATGTTCTTGCCAAACCTGAGCTGGAAGTAGAAATCCAGGAAGGTTGATCCAGATCTTGGATAGCAGGTGATTATTAAATTAGTCAATGAATAACGACCACTTAACTAGATTAAGACGATCAGTCTTTTCAATTACCCTTACTCCGTGGACAAAGTTCTTGTTGCCTGGAAACATAATTAGCGTATTAGCCTTTGGCTTAATCTCTAGTCCTCGTTCTGGAAAGTAAAGTTCTCCACCCTCATAGTCATCATTAAGATAGATTAATATGGCCAGTTCGCCCGCCCAAGAATCTCTCCAGTTTGGGTCATACATTCCTTCTTCGTGCAGCTCTCCAGTGCTAGGGCTGTCTACGTGTGGCATATAGTATATTCCAGGGGTACCAATTCTCATTGCTAGTTTATCACTACCATCTAGACGATATCCAAAACTTTTTTCTCCCAAGTCATTAACTATATCTGTATACTTTATCATCAGATCATCTATTTCTGTAGGGACCTCATAGTCATCCGTTACATTAAGAAACTTATTAGTGATTCCGCTATCATTTATAGTTCTGAGAAATGAAACTACCTTATCTAGATCATCTGGATCCATAAAGTCTTCAAAAATCTTTATATTGTCTAAGCTGTCTCCAAGGATGTCTACGAATTTATTCATAGAATAATTATAGCAGACGCCTATTGACATAGCCTTTTCCCACTGCTATAATCTATCTATGGACATTAACAATCTAGCAAATATGAAGCTGACTGACTTTGAGAATATTGGCAAGGATCAATATAACAAAGGCTTTGGTGCTGCACTTACCACGGTAGTTAAGCTACTTGGTGGACAAATCTGTGAAGACTACAATGCAGATGGCACCTGCGAGCATGACAAATGCTCTACCCTAAATGAATTGGCAGAAGGCCTGGAGGCCGTTAAGAGAAACCTGGACTAATGCAACTTCTTGTTCGTAACAAGCCTACTAGCCTAGTATGCACAGGCAATACTGAATACGAGATGGAATGGGATAGCCCAGAGCCATTGTTTCTTATTAAGCAAAATGATAAGATAATTAAGGAGCTAGAAGACCAGGGGTATCACATGCACCCACTAGTACCAGAGGTAATAGTATGGAGTAAGTCACTAGACTTTAAGACTACCTATGTAGCACGTGAAGAAGACTTTGATTATATGGAGATGTTTTAAATGGAACAAGTAACTAATAAACTATTTAACTGGGCATCTATTCTAGATGAGAAAACACTTGAGCAGGCTAAGACAACTTCGTCAATGCCGTTCATCTTTCCTCACCTAGCACTAATGCCAGATGCACACCTTGGTAAGGGGTCAACTGTTGGATCAGTTATTCCTACGCAGGGAGCTATTATGCCTGCTGCAATCGGGGTAGACATTGGCTGTGGAATGATGGCTATTAAGACTAACAAGAATGTACACGACATAGAGAGTGTAAATCTTAAGGAGTTGCGTGAATCAATTGAGTCTGCTATTCCATTGTCAGCATTCAAGCATAACCAAACTGTTAAGCCAGACGCACTTGATGCAGCAGAGGAACTACTTGATGCTGCCCTAGACGCAGGATTTAATCCATCGGACTACGCAAGCAACTGGACACACCAGCTTGGATCTCTTGGTTCTGGTAATCACTTTATTGAGATTACAGTAGATGAAGAAAACTCTATCTGGCTATTCTTGCACTCAGGCTCTCGTGGAATTGGTAATAAGATTGCTACACATCACATTGCTGTTGCACAACAGTATGCTGCAAAGAACTTTATTACCCTAGTAGATCCAGACCTAGCATACCTTGTAGAAGGCACTGTAGAGTTTGATCGCTACATTGCTGAGATGACCTGGGCACAGAAGTTTGCATTTAAGAATCGTGAAGTAATGATGAATCGTGTCAAGAGGGCGTTCAAGCACCACGTAGGTGATTTTGAAATCATTGAAGAGATTAACTGTCACCACAACTTTACTCAGCCTGAGAATCACTGGGGAAAAAATCTTTGGATAACTCGTAAGGGTGCTATCTCCGCTAATGAGGGGCAGATGGGTCTTATTCCAGGATCAATGGGTACTGCATCGTATGTAGTTGAAGGACTTGGCAATAAGCTTTCATTCTGCACTGCACCACACGGTGCTGGGCGTGAATACTCTCGTAACGAAGCACGAAAGGTCTTTACAAAAGAGTCTTTGGATGATATGATGAGAGGTATTGAGTGGTCAAAGTCTGATGCATTCATTGACGAACATCCAAATGCATACAAAGATATTGACGTTGTAATGGAAGATGCTAAAGATCTAGTAAAGATTAGACACGTACTACACCAGATTATTAACGTAAAGGGAGACTAACTAATGAACAAGAAACTAATTGCAGCAACACTAATTGCCCTAGCGGCAACCACATCGCTAACTGGCTGTGCTACTCAGGCAGATGGCGTATCCTACAACCTATCGCAAGAGGCTGAGAAGTTCCAGGTATTGCGTAGGATCGTGTTCTTTAATGGCATTACCGACAAGTACCTGCTTGAGTTGCAGGGCTACTGTGCTGTAGATACAGGTTCACAATCAGCATTGGCAGGAGCATTGGAAGTAACCTGTATGACTGGACCAAATAAATATAAGAAGCATTACCTTGGCCTAAGTGACAACGTATCTTATTTTGTTGAACAGCTTGAAGCAAATAATGTAAAGGCCTTCCACTATCAGGTTAACTTCCACCCAGAAAACATCATTCCAGATATTTCAATAGCTACTGAGGGATAGAATGACTCTATATTACGTAAAACAAGACGATACTATCTGGGGATGCGGAGATCCAGAATGCTGTGGAGAATGGTATGAGGAGATTACAGAATCTTTTGTAAAATGTGAAGACAACATTCCCGAAGAAGATATGACTGCTGATCATCTACATGGATGTAATGGCGGTGGGCCTGTTCTAAAGTGGCGTAAGGCTAAGAAGAAGGAAGTCCAGGCATACGAAGATGGAAAGTCTGAAGGATTCCAAGAGGGGTCCGACTGGGGCATTGAATGGCAAAAGAATAAGGCTGATGATGAAGCAATGAAGCTATTTCGACCAGTGCAAGATATGACTGTAAGAGAGTTGACAAAGCTTGGATATGTTGTTAGACTTGAAGGAGAGGCAATTGGAAAGCCCAATAGCACTCATATCCATAAGGCAGAGTAATGAAAAATAATATTTCTATTAAGACAATTAATAAATCAGCATACAAACTTGACTATCCATATACTGATCATGGTCTTGGATTCCAGCCACCAGAATTAGAATATATCTTAGTTGTAAATGGCGAAGAAGTTCCTATCTCAACGGATATGGCTTTTGGCATAGCTGGAGCACTTGATGAGTATAAAGAAGAAGTCCGTATTGAGCTTGAAGAAAAGAGATTCCCATATACTTTTCACAAAACTTTTGGGGAACACAAAGGAACAGACAAATGAAACTAACTAACTATACTGTTGAAACAATGAAGAGAGAAATTCAGGAACATCTATTCATTTACTGGCTTAAG